CCCCTTCCCGGGTGCTCTTGATGTCGGTCATCCCGAAATCTTTCGCCAGTCCTTGCAGTGTGTTGTCTGCCTGCTTGGTGGAATCGCTTTTCAGACCTACAGGCTTGAGGAAAACGAGGGAAATCTCGCCTTCGCAGTGCTTCATGGGGCATGTAGCCTCCCTAGCCTCGAAAATACCGTGTTTAGAGCAGTAGTAGTCGTGCAGAACCGCCATTTCAGCCTCCAAGTGCTTCATCTAGGGTGTTATCCCCGTAGTAGTGTCTGTTTTTCATCCTGATGTCCATTTTGATGCCATCAGGGGTTACTTTTATGCCGTAATGGGGCATTAAAGGTACTTTTGACTGCTTTCTGTACTCTACATACGTGCCTTTGGCATGTGAGTACATGATTCTCACATTTCCAGACATCCATTCGTTAAAAGCCCTGGTTACACGTACCTGAGTCCTTTCTGTCATGGGCATAGTCTGCGAAACAAAGACGCTTTGGATCAGGGATTTGTCCAGACCGCACAGTTCAGCAAACTGTTCAATCGAAATGCCCCTTTTTCTGTCAGTTAGAAACCTGTTGACCTGACGCAGCAGTTCCTGTTTCGTGTATTCCACGGGTTTTCTCCAAAATAAAGATCAGATAGCTTTCAGGGATTTCTTTACCGTCTGCCTGAAGGTTAAACTCAAACTTATCGACCAGTTCTGGCTGCAAACCTGCTTTATTGAAAAGCGACACCCACATATTCAGCCCCATGATGCTGTAGTGGTTGTCGTTGAACTCATGACCGCGCTCGCAGTCAGGTGCCGGCACTTCCACGTACACCTTGCCGCCCTTCTTGAGCGCCCTGTTGAACTCGAACAGGGTAAAGAGCGGGTAGGGTGAGTGCTCTAGGGCGTGACGACACCAGATGAGGTCTACAGAGCCGTCTTCAGAGAACCCCAAGTCTGAGAAGTCTGCTTTTACAACGTCCATAGCCTTGTTCTGGCAGGCAGAGGCGTCTTCAGGGGAGAGCGTGACCCCAGTGCAGTCGTCATAGCCTAGCTTTGCCATTTCCTGAATAAACAGTCCCTGACCGCATCCAATATCCAGAATCCTGGCCTTCTTGTCCAGATTCATCAGCGGCACATAGTGATTGACCATCTGCGGAATCAGTTGGGAATGGAAGTTGCCTTCTTCTGGTTCTGAGTAGACAGTGTTCAGAGCCAGTTGCTTGTAGCGATTGAATTTGTCAGCCTGCATTGAGAAGTCCCACCTTCTTGAGATAGTCAGAAACGTTGCGGTTCATGGATGCCAGTTCTGGCGTAATGCTGTCTTTGGCGCGGTTACCGTCTCTGGTAACGCCGTTCATGATGAGTCTGGGTTGTACTTGCTCTGCATAGGCCACGCAGGCGAGCGCAGAGGCGATTACACGGTCGTCCTTGTTTCTGCCTGACGCTTCGATGCTGCCTCCTTCCCTGATGATGGTCTTCATCTCCTCGATGAGCTCCATGCTGTAGACATTCATCATTCCGCGCTCAAAGTAGTCCTTCATGTAGGACAGCATCCGTTCCTTGGTAGCGGCAGTAGTGAGGTATCCAATGCTGTTGCTAGGGCCAGACATAGAGTCGTTACGCCTCCAGATGTAGTTCTGCATACTGCCCAGCACATCCATCAGATCGCGCCCTACAGCGCCGCCAGCAGCGGTTGCCAGTCTTCGCAGGTTCTTGAGTTCGTTGATGACCGCCTGACCCGGGCCGTTGATCTCAAGGTTCAGAGTTGAGTTCTTGTAAGCGCCAGCAAGGTGAGCAATCACCCAGGCGAACTGATATGTGTTCAGTTCTGAGGTAGCAAACTCAGCGACCTGATCCAGACCGTTGGCATACACCCTGTAGACCTGAATACAGAACCTGTCAGCCCAGTCTGAAGATCCGTAAGCAGGGTCAGCACCAATGACGTAGTACGCAGTGTCTATGGGCTGCTCGTAGACGATGAGGCTAGCAAGACGCGGCGTGGACTTCAGAACGTCTGTATCTTGGAAGAAGGTTCCGAATGAATAGCGGAAATATTCGGCATCAGTCTTCTTGGCAATCTTCGCCATCTCCGTACATCTGGAGTTAGAGAAGAAAGACGTGCCAGTCATCACAAAGGCATAGTCTTCAGTAGGCGGGAACTCCTGATACATCAGGGATTCGTCTTTAATGCCTTCGTGCAGCTTCCAGCGCCACCAAGCGATCTGCCTGCTGTTGATCTCTACGTTGTAGAGCTTCTTGATTTCTTTAACCCAATCCTTTTCTTCAGGAGTGAGCTTGCCATCCCAGTAGACCTTGTAGACCGGCGTGTCACCGTCTACGGAATAGAGTTCGTTACGCCACCAGCCACAGAAGATCGCACGCTGGGTGCGCGCTTTCTTAGCAGTCACGTACATGTCGTGGAACATGTTGAACCCACGCGCCGTACTCTCAAACATGTACAGACGGTTAGGGTTTGTCTCTGCAAGAGAAGCCAGCAGGGAGGCTAGTCCTTCTTCATCTCCCCATGAACTGGTCTCTGTTCCATGCAGGTAGGTGATGGCCTTACCTCTACCCAGACTTCCCTTGGCTCGAAGTCCAGCGACTTGATAAAAGAGACGGCTTCTGTTTTTGAGGGAAAGTTGGTTGCGGTTATGTGCAATAAGCGGGATCCGATACTCCTTTGGCAGACCCTCCATATACATGGATAAGGTGGATCTGAACATTTCTCTATTTTCTTCAGTATCGGTCGTAAGCGTGCCCTGTAATCCTGGCGTGATGAAATGCCAGTAAAGATCCAGTGCCAAGCTAATTGTTGTGATTCCAAGCTGTCTCCCCTTAAGAATCACAAAGAAATGAACGTCATCCGCCAATCCCTTAGCAATCTCGTCCATAACATATGTCTGCGTCCCCAGCAGACGATCCATCTTCCTTAATCCCTGTTCTTTAGTCTCAATCTTTAATTGAGAACAAAACGAATAGAACTGATTGAGATTAAAGTTCACCTGATTCTCCACACACGCACGTACTCACCCTCTGTACGTGACATAAACACCCAGCCCAGCTTCCTAGTAGCCCTGCTGTTGGCGTTCAACACGTTCACCTTGTGTGCCACAGGTACCTGGAAGCTATCCCCCACCACCATGTCCGCATGGGGATACCTGAACACCTTACGAGGCGCAGGAGGTACCACACCAGCCTCAATCTCTAACTTCTCCATCATCACCTCACTAACTGAGTACATCACTCATCATAGCGTATAGGCGAAAAAAAAGCCCGCAACAGCACGGGCTAATCCAATACACAGGAGGAGATGCTGGAAACAGTCTACCAAAAAACACAAATTTTTTATGGGGGGAGAGCCGGGGGGTGCTCGCACTTACGGCCCCTCCGACCCATCGCACTGGGGCGTGCCGTACTGGCGTCGATCGTCTACCCGACCATGCCGACCAGACCATGCCTGAGACGCACTAGGATCGTCTGTAGCGCATCGATGGCCCCTTGTTGGTACGCACACCCATGGTCGGGGCCCCAATCGATCCTAGACCCCTCATAGATAAAACCTATCGCCGGGCGGTGGTCGATAGCCCGTCTGACCCGTCGTCTGTCCTATCCATTACCTAACTATTACCTACCCCACTATATATATATAGACTATGTACTATTTACAAAAATGAAACACAGAGACATTGTATCGGAACACTAAGCATGTCATCATCTAATCACTGCACAGGACGTGCAGCATCTAACAGGAGGTTTCCACCATGAACAAGTCAGAAGCAAAAGCCGTCGTGAACGCACGTTTGCACGCTGCAATCGGTAACGAAGGCGCTGCAGCACGTACTCTTTCTGCACTCATCCGCAGTGCCATGACGAAGCGTTCGGCCGCTGCGATTCTCGCGGTAGCACGTGAACTGCACGTCGATACTCACCCTGAATTCATCATCTAACATGCGAAACCCGCTCCGGCGGGTCTACGGTTCGCGACCGTACTGACGAGCACAGCCGGATCGCTACCGGCACATTAAAGGGATGTTTCCCATGTCAAAGCCTCTCGCGAAATCTCTGCACACGGTCACGGCGATCGTGCAGGTAGCGCGGTTCTACAAAGCCACACATGACGGCATCGGGTTCGATGATGCCGTACACGCTGCATTGTCGATTCTCGGATACGACATGCGCGTCACTCCCGACGTCTACGGTCTGGCCGACAAGGCCTTGTCTATCGTCAAAAAGGGAGCCTGATCATGTCAAAACCTCTCGGCTATATCGCATATGAAGGCCCGTCACTGATCGACGGCGCTCCGATCGTAGTCATCGTCACGGGTCTGTCTGGATCGTCGAATCGCAAGACAGGATCGATGATCCAGACGTTCATCCTGAGACAGGACGTGCATCCCCTGGAAGCACTGCGCTCGGGTGACGACGAGTCTATCTGTGGTCAGTGTGAGCATAGGCCGGCACTGGTACGTGCAGGTAACGGCAAAGCGCCGTGCTACGTCGACGTGTCGCGTGCTCCAGCTGCAGTCTGGCGGGCCTATCGTCGGGGCAGGTACGTGAAAGCGCCGATTCACGTTATCGCTCGGGCAATTGCCGGACGGGTATTGCGTATCGGCACGTATGGTGACCCTGCAGCATCGCCTATCCGTGTCTGGCAGGGTCTGACCGTCTACGTCGCCGGTTGGACAGGATATACGCACCAATGGCGCACACTCGGTCGCGAATGGCAATTGTTAGTGATGGCAAGCGCCGATAGTGCCGCCGATCGTGCAGACGCAAAGCGTGCCGGATGGCGCACATTCAGGGTTAGCATAGGTATTGAGGTTGACGACGGTGAGATCTCATGCCCTGCTAGCAAAGAGGCAGGTGCACGGGTTGTCTGTATCGATTGCAAGCTGTGCAAGGGCGCTCAGATAGCAGCAAAGGATATAGTCATTGCCGATCACGCACTCGGGCACAAGCGCCGCGTGATTCTGTTAGCCGCGGCCTGATGATGGCGCCGTGACGGGCGCCGAAACCCGTGCGAACGGGTCGCTGTAGTCAATCAATCAATCGGAGGTTTCCGTCATGCCATTTACCGCACGTTATCCTGGAAAGTGTTCACGCACTGGGTCTGCTATCAATCCGGGCGATACCGTCCAGTCTACCGGTCGCGGCCGGTACGCTCTGGTATCTCAATCCCGTCCTGTATCCGATTCGGATTTGATTCGGGAATTGGATCCTGAATTGTACGATTCAGACCCTGAATCCGCTGAATCCGCCGGTCGATACTTGCGCCAGTCTACCGCCCGTGGCGTGTCGAATATCTGGACGTCGGGCGGACGCGAGTACTACCGCAATCGGTCGGGTATTTGCGAAGACGCCCCTTGTTGCGGATGTTGCAATGCCTGAACCTATCCCCTCATGGCCGTTTAAGACTGATCCTAAATGGCCTTTCGGACGGCTCAGGAATCCCTACAAGGCACCGCCAGTGCGCCGTCGGGACAGAGTGCCTACCGACCTACCCGCATCCCCTTTTTGAGATAGACAATATGACCTTTTTTAGATCACTAGACCGTGCCATGCAGGTACAGGCGCAAGTGTCTGCAGATGACACAGAATGGTTTTATCGCATTGTTCAGACCGCGAACGATCGCCCGACATGGGTGATTGAAATTCGCGATCAGGACGGCACACTAATCGGGGCACTGTAATGATTCTGTACACACTTAATACAGGCGTGAAAGTATTGGCCCGTGAGGTAAAGCGCCCCGACGGCATATTCGTTTACCCATTCACCTATATGTCGCACGCTCAGGCCAGCGCGAAAGCGCAAACCATTGGCGGCAGTGTCATCAGGGGAACTAGGTCTTTTTACGTTATTCCCGCGCAAGGAGCGCAACCATGAATCAGTGCAAAGTGAAAATCGGGTCAGCGTATGACCCCAGAAAAGCGCCCCGTATCGCTGGGGATGCATTCAAGCTGCAGGGCATGCTGATCGAACCCTCGCGCATGTCACATGCTGAACGGATGGATAGATTTATCGGTCGCGTGTGCATGGTTTTCCTGGCGGTACTGGTTTTCGTCTTTGTATTTGGAATTGGAGTTTAATATGACATTCAATCGAGATATGTTGCCCTGCGTCGGTGTGACATGGAATTACTTTCCTACACTTGAACAAGCTCAGGCTTTCGAAAGATGGGCTGAGGCTGAGACGGCAGACGACCAGTGGCCTTGCGAGGCTTTCGTCATGCGCGACGATGATCGACCGGATGGCGAACGATGGGAGGTTAAGGTTAGGAACTGGTAGGGTTGACACACTCGGCGGGTCTGGTACTATCTGGCCCGTCGAGTGGTGTCGGCACAAGGGTTCAAGCCTAGATCCGCCCCGAATATGGGGACACCACCGGGTCTAGACTTGAGCCCTTTTGTTTTGTCTCACGCGACCGCTGAACGTGTCGGGTAACGGCAGGCGTTCGGGGATACCGGGACTGTGGGAATGAGCGCTGAGATACCGGGCGGGGCGGCGAAGATAGCACCCCAAGCGCGAACGGCTGTCGAGGTGACGCGGCTCCATACCGGTCATAAAGGTGCCTAGTTGTAGGGATTCTCTTTCCTATGGCTAGGCTCTACTCACCACCCGGTCTAGGTTAGAACCCAAGACAGACGATAGATCATAGATATGCGTGTACTTGTCGCGTGTGAATATAGCGGTACGGTACGCGATGCCTTCAGGGCACGCGGTCATGATGCTATGTCCTGCGACCTGCTAGATACGGAACAGCCCGGCCCCCACTACAAGGGGGACGTGAGGGACGTTATAGGTGACGGATGGGATCTGATGGTCTGTCACCCTCCCTGCACGCATCTGGCCGTGTCTGGCGCTAGATGGTTCAAGGAAAAACAAGCGGAGCAGGCAGAGGCACTAGACTTCGTTCGACTGTTGCTGGATGCCCCGATCCCGCGTATAGCACTAGAAAATCCCGTTTCAATCATTAGCAGTCACATCCGGCCCCCGACGCAGGTGATCCAGCCGTGGATGTTCGGGCATGGTGAAGTAAAGGGCACTTGTCTATGGCTAAAGGGACTGCCTAAATTGATCCCGACCACAATACCAGGCGGTGACCTGTTTACCCCGGAAGCGCCCCAAGAGCGTGAGGCACGCATACACAAGATGGCCCCCAGCCCAGATAGATGGAAAGAAAGGTCACGCACCTATCAGGGCATTGCAGATGCTATGGCAGGGCAGTGG